ATTATCGGCTCTAAGGAACTTTGGACATATAACACCAAGGACCGAAAGCTTACTGTGTTTTATGCCACTGGTCCAAATGGTCTCGGTGTCAAGGGTTCTACGCTGACAGATTTTGATACTGAAAAGTCCGAAGCCAAGCGCCTTCGTAAACCTGAAGCAACTCTGTCTGAACTACTTAAGGCAGGTCGAGTTGCCATTCGAAAGATCATGCCTTCACTTACTACCACTGCTGTGAAGCCTACAGGAAGGATAAATAATATGACAATCCTACTGAAGGCGATTAAATGACAAATGTAGTTAAGTTCCCAAAGCAAAAGAAAAACAGTCCACCTCAGTCAATGGAAGAACTATTGGAAGGTGTGGAAGAAACACGCAGGGAACATGTTGAATTTCTTCTCGATGAGATTCTATCTAATTCATTTAGAATCTTGTATGAAGAAGGATTTGATTTAGGTAAAGATGAATGTGTCAATTCAACTGCATTTATGATTGAAGCCTTCAAAGCCGCAATTTATAGATCCGTTGGCATTGAACATACACTTCAGGAAATAGCAGATCAGGTTATGCTTGTAACTGAAGATGAAACTTCGGTTGACAATATTTCAGATACCGAATAAGTATATATTATGTTTAAAGATAGGATGTTTTTGTGCTCATAGTAGATCTAAACCAAGTGATGATTTCTAATCTCATGATGTCTCTTGGTAACCATGCCGATACTACAAACATTGAAGAAGATCTTCTTCGCCATTTTATTCTCAATTCACTTCGTAGTTATAACGCCAAATTCCGTGCTGAATATGGTGAAATGATTATTGCGTGCGATGACAAGAACTATTGGCGCAAGCAGATTTATCCTTATTATAAGGCCAATCGTAAAAAGACTCGTGATGCATCCAAGCTTGATTGGAATGCAATTTTCACAGTACTCAACAAGATCCGTGATGAACTTAAGGAATCATTCCCATATCGAGTTATTCAGATTGATAGCGCCGAGGCCGATGATATTATCGGTACTCTGTGTATGAAGTTTGGTAACGATATGCCTGTCGGTGGTTATGGTGATCCTATTCTAATCATTTCTGGTGACAAGGATTTCCGTCAGCTTCAGTGCTACAGCAATGTAAAGCAATATGATCCTGTCCGCAAGCGCTGGTTGGTTGAAAAGGATCCTGCTGCATATCTTAAGGAACATATCATTCGCGGTGATAGTGGTGATGGTGTTCCAAACTTCCTCAGCAAGGATGATTGCTTTGTCGTGCCTGAAGGTCGACAAAAGCCAATCTCTCAGAAGAAGTTGGATGTATGGCTTAAGCAGGAACCAGAAGAATTCTGCACACCAGAAATGCTTCGTGGTTGGAAGCGGAATGAGAAGATGGTAGATCTCACAAAGATTCCTACCGAAGTTCAGACAAAAATTCTCGACAGTTATACTGCACAGGCAGGTAAGGGTCGTGATAAACTATTCAATTACTTTATTGAACATCGGCTCCGCAATCTGCTAACCGATCTCGACCAATTCTAGGAATTAAACATGTCACGTAAATCAGTATCTTGGATTTTAGAATTTACCTCTAAGCTCCCAAATGATGAAGAAAAGATCAAGTGCCTTCAGGCAAATGATCATCCGGTAATTCTTGCTATTCTTAGATTAGCATATGATACTAATCTAAAGTGGGCACTACCTGAAGGTCCGGCTCCATATTCACCATGCCAGTATCCAAATCAGGATAATATGCTTTACATGGAAGCTCGCAGACTGTATCTCTTCCTTGAAGGTATAAATCCACAGATGCCTGCCACCAAGAGACAATCTCTATTTCTTGAACTACTAAATGTAATTGACCCTAAGGATGCAGAACTTCTTATTTCAGTCAAGGATAAGAAACTTCCATATCCAGGTCTCTCCTCTGAACTAATTCTAAAAGCATTTCCAGGTCTATATTAAGGGATTAAAGTACTAATATGAGCAAGAAGTTTCCACGTAGTGATCGATATGATGATTATGACAGTGACCACTATGAAAATGGCTACCGAGATCAACTGGTTGAACGTAGAAAGAACAAGAGAATCCGTAATGCACTACGATCAAAGGACGTCTATGATCTAATGCATATTGATGAAGATTATTAATGCCGTTATATGATTTAATAGATTCAGAGACTGATGAAGTGCATGAAGTATTCATGTCATATTCAAAGTTGCAAGAATATTTAAAAGAGAATCCTACACTTAGTCAAGTACCTGCTGCACCATCACTTGTTTCTGGTGTTAGAGGTATTACACATAAGAATGATTCTGGCTTCAATGATATGTTGTCTAGGATTGCTGAAGCTAATCCAACATCACCATTGGCGGAAACACGCGGCTCAAAAGGAATTAAAGAATCAAAAATTCGAGATGCCGTTAGAAAACAAAGAGTAAGGCAAGCATCTCGGTTTATGATCTAAGTTTATTATGCTTCTGTGATAACACTCAACATCAGGAGCTTTCATGGCAGAAAGAACTCAGCGCTTAACTAAAAGACAACAAAGACTAGCTGAAAAAGGAACACAAAAGGAAACACAAAAAGTTCCATCTCTGCAACAACACAATTTTGAGTTAAAATCTATAACTCCAATTACCGATAATCAGATTAAAGTATTTAATGCATATGAAGATGGTGATAATCTTTTCTTGCATGGTTGCGCAGGTACAGGTAAGACATTCATTTCGTTTTATCTAGCTCTTCGTGAACTAATGTCTAAGAAATCAAAACGCACAAAGCTTATCATTATCCGTAACGCACAATCCTCAAAGGATATCGGTTTCTTACCTGGAACAGAAAAGGAAAAGCTCGCAGTATATGAAGCTGCATATAAAGCTATCTGTTCAGAACTATTTAATCGTGGTGATGCCTACGATATTCTAAAAACAAAAGGTGTCATTGAGTTTCATAGTACATCATTCCTACGTGGTACTACAATCGAAAATGCTATAATTCTGGTTGATGAAGTACAGAATCAACGTTATACAGAACTTCGTACTGTATTGACAAGAACTGGTGATAACTCAAGAATAATTATGTGTGGTGATACTAAACAGGATGACCTTACTAGTGAACGATTCAAAGAAACTAGTGGTCTGAAAGATATGATGCGAGTCTTTGATAATATGGACTCAATGTCTACAGTACACTTTGAAATTGACGACATTGTCCGCAGTGGCTTTGTAAAGGCTTTTATTATTGCTGAATATAATTTAGGACTATATTAATGGAGAATGAATATGGATAAGAAAGAATTTGTACAACGTTATGTAATTGAACTTGCTGCTCGTGGCCCTATCGAAGATAAAATTAGGAGTGCTGTTACTGCTTATGATATGATTGAAAAGGAATTTGCAGTCACACCGACTACCAATCTTTGGGACTACAACGATATGCAGCGTTGATGTTTAAACACGACTTAATTGAACTGCCCCGGTTGGAACGTATTGATGGAGCAATCCGTCTTTATAAGACTCCAACCGGGGTTTTATATCCTTCGGTTACTACAGTCATTGGTGCTGCTTCTGATAAGTCAGGACTAGATGACTGGCGCAAAGCCGTGGGTGAAGAAGAAGCAAATAAGATCTCTGCTAGAGCCGCACGTAGAGGAACCGAGGTTCATAGACTTTGTGAAGATCTTATTCTTAATAGACCTATTGATCTTCGTAGAGAGATGCCGTTTAATGTTCATATGTACCGACAGCTTGAACAGAAGCTAAAAGAGAATGTCGATAATGTAAGAGGATCGGAATTATTTCTCTATTCTGATAAGCTTAAAGTTGCTGGTGCTTGTGACCTTATTGCTGATTATGCCGGTAAAAAGTCTATTATCGACTTTAAGACTTCTGGTAAAACTAAACAAAAAGAATGGATTGAAAGTTACTTTATTCAAGCCACTTTATACTCTTATATGTTCTGGGAACGGACTGGTATTTTACATTCACAGATTGTAATTATGATTGCAGTTGAAGAAGAGAATAAGGCTCAGATCTTTATCGAGAATGCCACAAACTATCTAGAAAAAGCCAAACAGATCTGTGAGCAATTCCATCTAAATAAATAAAACTAAAAGGAACTCACATGTGTACTGTTGTTGCTAAATATTTTCCTAAAGAAGGTTGGGTCGTAGTTAAAAACAGAGACCAAAACTATCTACCTACAGTCACATTTAAAGATAAAGACATTGGTAAACTTGGTGAAATCCTAGTAGTTTATGATAAGAGTACCAATTATAATGAAGGTATGAACCAGGCGGGTATTACAATTGTAACCGCAACATTAGCACCAAGATCGGAACTTGAACATGATGCGGCTGATGGTGCCAGAATCTATGATGCTCTTATGAAAGACTCAGTAGAGGATGCAGCTAGACTACTAAAAAGCCGAAAGATGACAGGATATTCCTTTATCTTTGACAAAGACACTTTTATTCTTATTGAAGGTGCTAGAGTAAATGGCACTGGCGAATATCATAGTACTATGCGAAAAATTGATAAGAGTGAGATTGTAGTTCGAACTAATTACGGTACTGATCTTTCATGGGCTGGGTATATCATGGGCCAGACCAATAAGATGGATCAACAACGAAAAAGTTCTGAGTCTCGTCGCAAGTTCATTGAGAAGGCAGCACCGAGTGCTAAAACTCCTCGAGAACTTCTTAATCTCATGTCGGCCAAATATACTGATGATCTTCAGCTCAATCCCTTTAGAGTTGCTACAGAAGATCGTCAGATGCGAACAATCCTTCAGTGTCTTCTTATTCCCAAGAATCTGGCATTTTACATTGTTCCCGTTCAGACTAAACTAGATGTAAAGACTGACCGCGAGTATGTTCATGCATATATTTTACCAAACGATCACATTTTTGCTACATACGGATCTAAGATTAAGAATTTTATTAAAAGTAAGGCAGCAATAAAAGCAACCGGACCGGACGATGTGACAACATTCAAAGGTTTTATAAACAAAAAGTGATACCACCTCACATTTTTTGGTTTACTTTTTTATCAAAATGGATTAGACTAAAAATATAAGGAATGAGGAAGGAATCCAAAATGATCAAGGTCTACCAAATCCAACTTACCGATGAGGAAGTTAACATGGTCAATGGCGACTGTGGTTACACTCCTCGTATCAAGGCTTACTTTGATCGGTCGTTCGAATCGTCCTTCAAGGCTGAAAACTTCCAGTACTACGATCATGTTGCCAACGTTGATGTTGATGGCTTTGAACAGGCTTTCCGTGCCATGAACCTCTGGGAAGATGATGAAAACTTTGATCGTGTCGAACGACTCGGTCGTTGCTCGTCTATGTCGGTTGGTGATATCGTTGCCGATCACGACGGTACTTTGTATCGCTGTGCTTCGTTCGGCTTCACGCCTCTCCTTCGTTCTGTTTCTGATGTTCTTGCGGAGATTTAATCATGAACATTACTGCTACTCTTCTCGACTGGAAGATCGAAGACAACTACGGAACTTATCGGCTTCGTGGTACTATTATCGGCAAGGATGCTCGCGGGCGCTTTCAGCACGGTGAGCGGATCTTCACCTCGCCCGTCAAGTCGATCGACTTTGAGACCGGCATCGCCAAGACTATATCTGGTTCGATCTACAAACTTATTGATTGACATTTTTTCAAAACAATGGTAGACTAAACTATAAGGAATGAGGAAGTCGTTCGGAAATTGACGGCTATGTCTAGGTTGACTTCCTCTTCCTTTCTTTTTGGAGTTTAGCATGACTGCTCTTCATTATGTTTTTGCCGTCCTCGGTCTTATTCTTCTGGCGGACGGTGATTCGTTTATAGTCCCTCTAATCGGACTGCTTATGTTTTTTCTGGGTGTTTCTCCTGTTCTTCTTCGAGACCTCTAATGCGCATCCAGACATTCGATGATATTAACTTTAAAGGTCATCATCTTGTCGGCTTCGTCTGGAACGTAGTATCATCCAGGTCAGGTGAGGTCTATAAGATCAAGATGACCGATTATGGTTTCTCATGTAATTGTACAGCTGGTGCTATGCGTGGTAAATGCAAGCATGCTAAGTTTGTACACGATCAATTGGTAGCTGACTAATGACAATGCATCTTTTGGGTCCCGCTTTTACTACACTCTCGACTAAGAAAAAGAAGACGAGAGGTGTTACTATTACAGCAAAGTTTGCACAAGAGTTTCGAGAACATAATGATCTCATGAAACGTGTTGGTAGCAAGCAAAAGACTGTCGATGAGTATATCACGTATCGCAAGGGCAATTTCAAGCCTAAGCTTCGTGGTGTCAAGCTCGCCAAACTAGAAGTTAGTGATCATCGTGAAAAGTATCCGTCTGGTCAGGGTGTCGGCATTACCTTTGCCAAGGAACCTAATCAGTATACTGGTACTCTAGTAAAAGGCATCTCTACTATGCATAAGTCCAATGCTGTTCCAGTTATCTCCGAAGAAGAGATGTTGGAACACTCGCAGATGAGAAGAGGATAGATTGTGATTAAGAGAATTGTTCCTATTGAAGAACGACCGATGTGTGTTATACAAGGTTGTTCAAAGCGAGGACAACATACTGGCAGATATAAAAATAATGGATATCCAATATTTAGAAAAACTTGTGTAAAACACCATTCTATTGAATATGGATTGGGTGATTGGCATTATAAAATTCACAGAAAAGAATATTGTGAAAATGTTGATGGTAGACTTGGGTTTAATTGTACTACAACTATTATTGATTATGAATGGCAACTTGATATTGATCATAAAGATGGTGACCCATCAAACAATATAATCGAAAATCTTCAAACCCTATGCAAGTGCTGTCATGCCATTAAGACTAAGACAGAACGTGACTATATGACACCAGGCCGCAAAACTTTAAAGTCAATGGACAATACTATTTCTCGTTTTTTCGGTTGACATTTTTTAAAAGTAATGGTAGACTAAACTATAAGGAATGGAGATCACTATGACTGTTTACCGCCTCTACCTCGCCAATGTCCGCCGCCAGAAGGTTTCTGCCTCTTGGCACGTGACTGCCAATTCGCTCAATGAAGCTCAGAAGCTTATCCGAGAGTCCAATCCTCACATCGATTGGCTCAACCTTGAACTTGTTGAGGAGGCTTGAATATGACTGAGTACTATGAATATCAAGGTCTGCTGCTCAATGCATATGAGTGGGCAGGCGGTCTCGGTAAGGGACACAAGGAAGTTAGGAATAGTCAGTCTGCACGCCGTCGCGAAGTAAAGCGCGGTGAAGCAATCATTGTGAAGGAGAAGTAAAATGGCTACGCGTTCTACTATTGCACTTGAATACCCCGACGGCTCGATCAAGCAGATCTACTGTCACTGGGATGGCTACATTTCCGGTGTCGGTGCTGTCCTCTTTGAACACTATGATACACCTGAGAAGGTCAGTGAGCTGCTATCTCAGGGCGATGCTAGTTCGATTGATAAGACCATCAACGAATGCACTTTCTACGCTCGAGATCGAGGTGAGACAGGCGTAGAAGCGTCTAACTATCAGAGTTATGACCACTTCATTCGATCTGCTGGTTTCCAGTCATATGACTATATCATGCGCGAGGGTGTGTGGTATCTCATTCGAAACAAGCGCTCGCCTCTGGAAAGTCTGGCGGATTTGCTTGCTGCCGACGATGAGGACTAATTTTTAAAACAGTTGACATATTTCTTGGTATAGGTTATACATAATCTATAAGGAATGGAGATTGATTTATGCCTCGTGGTGTCCCTGCTTCTGGTTTCCGCAAGACCCGTACCAAGAAGACCGATAAGACTAAGACGGTAGCTGCCGCTCCCGAAATCGTCGAGACTGATGCTGAAATTTTCCATCGCATCAGTGAGCGCTTCGAGGTTCTTGAGCTCATGGCTCAGGCCTCGACTAGCGGTGATGTGACCTCGCT